GTGTCCTATCGCTCACAAAAAACCGCCCACCCTTGCTTAAATTACATCTAGAGCAGGATGCAACGAGATTGCTGTCGTCATCCAAGCCTCCGAGGCGTCTAGGAATTACATGATCCACAGTCGTAGCTTCTTGATTACAGTATTGACATATGAACTGATCTCGCCTTAACACCCTACTGCGAATCGAACGCCAATGCCTAGTCGATCCAGTAGATCGTAGAGCTGACTTGCTCATTAATACCAACCCTTAATCTTATGATGTTGTAATGCTTTACAAGGTTCATCATACCTGTGTTTAATATAAGCCAATCCTCTGTCAATCTGTTTAATAGGATTCTTTTCTTTAAGCCCTAATATCTGTGGAATACCAAATGCACTTGACTTAGGGTTTTTGGCTTTGTAGTTCCATCTACTCTCTTTATGCCATAACTCATCAAGACAATAGAACTCAGTAAATGAATGATTAAGCTCTATAAAAGCATATTGTTTTAATGTATTTACAGACCAAGATTTAGCAACGGAATCATCTTTTAAAAGGCTTATGTTCAAGACTATGAACAGAGGTATCACCAAACCAAACCTTGCGATCTTTCTGCTTCGCAGATCGCCCTTTCGCTCTGAAAGCGAATTTGCGTTTAAGGGTAGCATACGCTTCCAAATCGTTCGGCATAACCGCAGGTCAGACGGCGTGGCGTTCATATAGACATCCATCCTATGTATTGTGCATCCGGATTATCTAGTAGCCATTGCTTACGCAATTCATTCTGATAAGCCCAATTGATTTGATGCGTCATTTCGTCATGATTAGCGCACATGTATGGCACTCCTTATCTGCAAACATCCAAGACCCACACTTAGTGCAGCGCATTACAGGCTCTTGAGTGTCCGTTGATTCTGCTAGATTCTTTGTTCCCACAGCGCAACACTTGAGGCATTGATAAACTCTAAAGCCATCAGCTTCTGGGTATCCATCAAGCCATTCAAACTCAGTATTGGCTGAACAGAAATTACATCTGAAATTAACCATCTTTTCCAGCCCATCCAGTTCCTCGAAAGATCGTAGGCACAGCTGTATAGACACGCCTTAAAGGTGCATTGCATACTTGACAATGAGGGATTTTATGATCCATTGGTAAATCCAATACAATCAATGACCCCTCACCCTCGCACATGTAATCGTAATTAGGCATGATACGGAATTCGGTTTATTGCATGGCAGGAATAGCATCGAAGCAGATCGCCCTCATGAAGTAATCTGTCATCGTTGCACAAGTCGCAAGTAACCATTGATGGCTCTACTTTTACTCCGTCATCCGTAAAGGTGGCAGTTAAGCCAGAGCCGTCAATTATTTGTAATTCACCCATTTATTCACCTCCTTTGAAATACCATTTTCCATTAGCGGTAAGTGTTGCCCAATTAGGTGGACATTCTTTTGCTTTACAAACATATCCATAATAGGGCTTGCCTCCTTTAGAGATTCCCTCTTTCAATATATGGCCATGCTGACATGATGGTGGCTCATTAGGAATTGATGATCCAATCTGATCTACAACATCACCAACAGACCAAGCAACAGGTTCAGGCTCTTTCTTATCAGCTGCAAAACTATCTCTTAGGATTGTTTCAATTTGTGCTGATTTACTTCCGGGTTTGCCATACATATTTTGCCGGCTTTCTAGCTTCTCCTTAAAGGATTGATCTGCCTTAACAGTTTCCATGCTGTCTTTTGTAGCAGTCTTGTTTGAGCCTTTAAGAATTATTATTGCCCTTCCCAAACTACTGCTGGCAGTATCCTCGACATACCATTTTTTCATATTAGCCATATAGGTTTCTCTAGATCCAAAAGCAATGTTGCTAACTGCTGGTGCTGGATCTGCTGCATCTCGCCACAAGGTTGCTTGCACCAAGATATAACCCTTTTCAGGGTCGTGGCTAATAACTGATATATCAGATCGACCCATTGGATAGTTGGCAATGAACCATTTGTTTAGGGTTGCCACATCCTCGTAATCCTCAAGATTGAATGCCATTAGAGATCATCTCCTTTTTTGAAGTCGCTGTCGATTTCGGCATCGTAAACTGTTTTGTAAATACCGATGTATGCTGCAATGTCCACAAGACTGTCGTGATGTCCTGGGCTTTCCTGCAAACGACTAATTTTTTGCAAGATGTTAAAGATACAGATGTCATGAGGCATGACTGGGTATTCCAAATACGAACTGACCAGCTTTGAGATTCGCTCCATGTTGTAGAAAGGATGCCCATACACGACACCTCTTGACTGGATAGTTGTGATGGCTTCATCAAAGAGCTGCTCAGTTTTTGTCATAATCAAAGACTTCATCTGACTGCTGTTTAATGGTAATCATTCTGCGATGCATATTCCAGCCATCCGCACGACCCTTCCAGTAACCATTCTGGAATGCGGTATCTCTAATTTCCAAAACAAGCCACCAACAAATTGCAGCAGCTGTCATTCCTAATAGCCAGAGATAGCCAAAATCTCTTAGTTCCCCATATAGATCCATGTTGCTCCCTTACATATCCTCCACATATCTTGTGGGTGATGCATAAAGTATGACCTAGATCAAGGACGCTTGGTTATTTTCTTTCGGAGTGTTGTATAACGATTAGATAACGCTAATATCCTCAAAATCATCGATATGGTCATCAATCGTGCGTTCGTGATAATCGGTTTCAAGACCCATAAGACTTTCCAAGAGCTGTGAAACTGCCATCTTTGTTAATTGGGATCATCTGCACGCTCATATTCTTGCCATCCCATTCCATCAAAACTATCCCCATTTGCCAGTTAGCGAGCCCTTTTGTGTAACTCGCCAATGCTCGATTCATGAGGTTGCCGGTTTCTATGCCATAAAGGGGTCTGTAAGCCCCGTAGAGCCCCTCTGAGTAGGCAGACATACCCAACCTATGGGTATGACCACAAACCACGCTCTTTCCTGCCTTTTTGGCAAGATTTAGGGCAGTCTGTCCAGCGTTGGGGTTCATGTTGCCTTCATCGCCATGAGCCAAGATCCAGCCCTTTTCGAATTCATAGAATGTTTTATGAAAGGTAATGCCCATAGAATCAAAATCCATAAACTTGGAATACTGCAATTCGGGAAGTGAGATCATTCCCGGAACTTTTAATAAAGTGTTATATAAGCGATCAGTATGATTACTGCGGATAATATGAGCTTCTCTGCTGTGTTCTGTGAGAGCCCAAAGGATCTCTTGAGTAGCTGTGCGGTCATCATCCAAAGTTTGTTGATAAGCCAAAGGTGTTTTCTCAGCCCATCGGCTAATTGTTTGAAAATCGATTTCATCGCCAACGCAAAGGACACTATCAAACCTCTCTCGCTTGGCTAACTTAATTACATTCTTGACTGCTACTTCATGGTGGTATGGGATTTGTAAATCCGAAATTACCAAGTATCGCTTAATCGTCATCCTCATCGTCAGTTGGATCTATGGAAGGAATGATCCCACCATCGCCCACAATCCAATCAGGGAAAGTCTTATGTTCAGTCATCAGCCAAAAAGCGTGCTCAGGTGTGAATCCTGCTTTTCTAGCTGCTTTGTAACATTCGTGTAATGCGGTGTAATGCTGATCGATCTTTGATAATGGTTCAGGAGATTGGCGAACGACTCGACGATTGATCTTTTTGCGTTTGATAGGTTTTCGTGTGTTCGCCATAATTAAAATTATCGCTTACTGATTAAGACAAACAGATCATCGACACGCTGTTCAAGTCTTGTAATTTGATCCTTGATCGAACTTCCAGAATTGGGTTTCAATTCTTGTAAGTAGGATTTAATAACCCATCGCAGACCCAGTAACAAACTTGTAGATACGGCGGATACGCCAACGGCGATACCAACCCATTCGTTGGCTGTCATTTCGCATTAAGTCCATAATCAGCTTCTCCGCCAGACTTTGGATCTAATGCCTTAGCAATAGGTGCAACTAATGCTCCAGCAAGGATTGCAAACTCTGGTCGGATATCAGCAACAATTGCCAACAGGACAGTTATACCGGAAGCAGCCACAGCTCTTAAATATGACTTAATTGCTGCCTTGTGTTTGTTTGATAGTTTCATGCTTTGCCTCCTAGTAGTGGGATGTTAAAAAACTCTGAATTCTTATCTTGATCTTTCTTGAAACTTACATGGACATGAAAATTATGGGGATTGCCTTTATATTTACGCCAACGCCATCCAAGTAAAGGTGATGCAATTTTTGACTGATGGATTACATAACTGATGCGACCATTGGTTTTCCCGAATGATCGAATTTGATCTGCCAAATATGCTGAAAGCCCTTTGTCGTCAGAAAGCCGAGCGTCAATATCAATTGCTCGCACGCAACCATTTGTGTCTGGGTTGTGATCGCTCTTTCGTGTGCTATGTCTAGCATCACCAATCCACCCATCAGATTTACGGCTACGCTCTGGGAAGGAATCATCAACTTGTTCCCTGAGTTGGACAGCTGCTTTAGATAACCAAGGTTTCATTACGCAAGTAGAAGTTTTGCTTCATCCTCAGTAATGCCCAATTTTTCCAACAATGCAGATTTGGCTACCGCTTTTGCTTCCGCTTCAACTTGGCGTGCCAATGTATCTGCTTGCACAATTTCATAATTGGCAAACTCTTCATCAGTCATCTCACGCACTTGATCATCAATTTGAATTAAAGGTTTTGTCATTTTTATCTCCTTATGAATTTTGGTAGCCATAGACTTTAATTGTTCCACCGGTCATAGTGCTATCTGATATAACAGTAAAATCAGTATAAGATGTAGTATTATCAATAATTCCATAATGAAATGTAGTTCTTACATTTGCGACATTTCTAATGCCCCAAGCAGTCATTGTGGTTGCTTTGGCTAGAAAAGGGCATTGTATTTCCATAACGCCATTCAATAGAGTTGTTGATTGTTTTCCAAAAGCAAAGCTTGAAGTACTGCCAATCCATGCACCTGAAATTGTTGGAGCTGAAGTAAGCATTAACTGTTCATACCAACCATAATTTGAAGTTGTTGCACCTAATTGTAAGTTAAAATTTGCATCGGTGCTTGCCACTCCACCACTTACAATAATTTTGTAATTATCATAAGTCGCTGAAAATGCACCTGTAACAGCAACACTTGAAACACCTGAGCCAATAGTTTGAGTTTTAACTAATGTTAATCCTGAACTACTGCCTGCTGGAGTTGCCCAAGATGGCACGCCGCCAGCCACAGTCAATACTTGACCTGTTGTTCCAATACCTAATCTTGCTGGCGTGCTTGCACCGCTTGCATAAATTGTGTCGCCAGTTGTAGTTAATAAAGCATTTTGTATTGCATTGCTGTCATCTTGTGCTACCCATTTGAAATCCATGTCAGTATTGGAATTTTTTGCCAATACCTGATCTGTTGTTCCACCTTTAAGATCAACCAAAGATGTATCAATGGCTGAACCAAGTGTGCGGATAGCAGCTGCGCCATCCTTAACCAGATCTGTGTCATCCGGTGTTTCCCAATTAAAATTCGTTGTGTTTGCCATATTAGGCTACTGCTCCAATCGCATTTTCCCATGTTAGTGTACCACTTAGAGTGTTCCAAGCCTCTGAGGCTGATACTTGTTCCCATTGAACTGCAACTTGAGAAAACTCGATCGGGCTCAGATTTATGGTTAAAAATAATTCGTTGAATCTAGTGCTCCAACGCCAGCCTTCAACATAACCCTCAAACTGTTGAGTTGGGGCTATCTGGACAGGCAAGTCTGTTATTCGCATTGGCTGACCCACAAAAATGCCAAGCAAGGCATCTCGGTCTGCATCATCAATGGCTGAGTTAGTCAATGGGAATGTAATGCTGTCAAATAAAGCTCTTGGATAGGATCTAAGGGATATAAACCGATTAGCGACAGATTGAGCATCGGTGGCATCATGCAAAACTGTATTGATGGTTTCGCCCCGGTAACCAAATACCTCAATACTGTCTAAATCAATTGCGCTTACCTGTGAGCCAAAGTTATTGCCGTAATTTAGGAATACATCATTGCGGACATCTGCGCCCCTAGTCAAAACCTTTAATCCTGCACCAAAGGCTGTGTTTGCTGAAATTTCTGTATAGCCATTATTGGCAAGATAATTCTGTCTATGTAAAGCATCGGCATATCCAATGCGACCTTCATTGTCCTCATACAAAACACCAAATGCGCTATCAGCAATTAGGCTTGCAATGTTATAGACAGTATCAGGATTCGCACCTCGATTTGTAATTTCATAAACTCCTGGACGATCAATCTCCCCAAGTCCTATATTCTCCGCATTTGCCCAAGTAATTGTTGGGTCATAACCTGCCCAAGTTTCAGCTGCTGGCACTTCATTCCAATTGTTTAGAAATAAATCAGAAAGCAATTCATATATTTGATCGCCGTCATCATCTCGAGCCAATGTGCCGTCATAAATAACTTTTGGTAATTTAGCCAATGAACCTAATGCAAGGATTGTGTAAGTAAAAGTTTCGGCAACGCTACTAGCTGATGCAACCTCGGTGGTGATGTCTGTAATGTTGCCACCAAATAAAGTCCTAAAAACATTGGTGCTATCTTTGACCTGTAATGCTATTCCATCATTAACTTGGAAATTATAGTTTTCATTATTCAAAGCCACTAATGCGATTTGAATATAAGATGGAGTTGGTTGTGCATAAATATCCTCACGCCCTGCTTGATGGGCAATATCGGAGATAGCGACATCGGTGTATTCCACACCATTGATGCTCAGCTTATATTCAGGCGTAAAGACTGACATTATCTCGCTCTAGTAATGCCGCTGTTATAAAGCTGTGGAACTGATCTTGATGAACTCTGATTAATCACCTTAGCGACTGCTCTAGCAGCACCTTCGGAATCTACCGCTTGAACTGTAATATTTGTGACTGTTGGTGTTCGGCTTTCTCTAGTGTTTGCTGGAACTGCTGGCAATGGTGCAGCCCCTAACATTCCTAATTGACTTGCACTAGGGGAAACATTTGGAATATATCCAACATCTCCTCCCGGCTTAATGATATTAACAACTCTAATTGCTTGATTTGCTAACTCTGTCAATCCGCCAATAACTTCACGAATAAAGTTAAGCAAACCCTTTAATATATCTGCGAGTCCGCCAATTGCTTTGCCAAATGTTTCAGCACCCTTTTGGCTTTGTGCTAATCCTGCACTTAAACCTTGATCGCCAGTCAATCCCGCAATGAATGCATTTAGGGTTGGTATGCCTGTTTCATTTAAGAATCCAATAAAACTTTCAACCGCTGGAAGTAATGCAACACCCAATGATTCTTTTGCTTCATCAAATCCAACTTTTAATCGATCGATCTTGCCTTGAAATGTTTCAGCATTAGCAGCTGCTGCTCCACCATAAAGATCAGACAATCTTTCTTGAACTTGGGTAAAAGATAAGGTTGATAATTCTGCTTTAGATAATCCAAGTCCCAATCTGCCTAGAGCTGTGGTGTTTCCATCCTGAGCCCTGCCTAAAGCATTGGCAACAGTTTCAAGTTCTAATCCTCGACCTTTAGCAATATCCAAAGATAGGTTTAACAGTTTTTGTGCTTCCTCAGTATCTTTTGTGGAAACTGCCAAGCGTTGCAACGCTGGACGCAGTTGGTCATCAGCGACACCAGTTGCCAAAGATGTTTTGAGGATATAAGCCTCAGTTGCTGCAATTTGATCCTCAGTAGCCCCTGTGGCGGTGCGTAGGGCAGCAGCCAACCTTAACTGAGCAGCCTCATCTTCGATGGCAGCCTTGACCCCATCAACGGCTAATTTAGTGCCATAGGCAACGGCAGCAGCAGCAGCGACTGCAAACGCAGCAGCAGCCTTCTTGCCAAACTCTGAAATCTTGCTTGAATTACTTTCGACCGCTTTGTCGGCTTCGCCTAGCTTCTTTTTTAAGTCATCAACATCGGCAAGGATTGATAACTTTAATGTGCGATTACCGGTTGCCATT